CACATTGGTCCAAGCGGAAATGCTATACAGACCCATGGCCCAGCAAACTGAGGACGGTTTAAAGTTTGTTAATATCAGTTACGATCCCAAGGAACTTGGTAAGGTTATGACCTTGGTGCCATTTGCTTTTAAAAAGTTTAGCACAGGCACTGAACTACCTGAACAGCAGTCAGCAGAAATCAAAAAACAGCTGACAGACGCCAGCACAAGTGATGTAAAAATAATCAACAACCAACTGGAACATTCTGGATTGGATGTTCGGAAAATAGTTGAGCCTGTTGCTGACCTTGATCCTAAAAATCGTGTTGCAAACAAAGCCAAACTTGATGCTGCTAGAGAAAACCTCAGTCAAACAATTTTGACCAGTCCCAAACTACGAGGTAAAAATGTTCTTGGCAATACCATGGAAGGCATTATTGTCAACATGCCCAGTGGACAAGTGTTTAAAGTAACATCACCTCAAATGAAACAAGCCATGGCTGCCAAGACACCACCTGCTGTGAAAGGCAAGGCAAAAACTGCTGTAGTGGCTATTGGAAGTTTTGTAGGACACAAAGGTCATCAAGAGCTGTGGAGACTTACAAAAGAACAAGCACAAAAACTCCAAGCTGATCCTTATTTGTTCATAGGCAATGCCGTGGGAGTTGATGATCCCATACCACCTTCGGTCAAAACACAGACATGGCACAAGCTAGATCCTGAATATGCCTCAAATATCAGTGCTGTTCAACAAGGAGGATCACTTATGCAAAAAATCAAGCATGAGTTGGTCAATCCACGTCCGGGACATGCTCCTCGTTATGATAACGTTGTTATAATGGTTGGTGAAGATCAAAAAGACATGCCCTTGGCACAAGCTATAATGAAATCTGTGAATAAGTTTCCTGGCTATGAACATGTCAAAGTCTCTCTTAATCCCACGCCGCGAACAACTGGCATGAGTTTTACCAAACTGAGAAACATCCTTAAAGATCCTCAAGCAAGTGACAAACAACAATATAATGTGTGGAGTCAAGGTTTTGATGAAACCACCCTGGGGCAAGATTGGATCAAGTATCTCATGGACATAACTCGCAAGGGCATGGGTGTTAGCTACAAACCACAACGGGATGAAAGTCGTTCTATCTTTCAAGAAGTCACAAGGAAAGCAGGTCAGTAAATGCGACACCATGAATTTATTCAACCACTTTTGGAAGCAAAAGGTTTATTTGGTCGCAAGCCCGGCGATGTTTTTACTGATGATAACAATCAATCAGCTCGCTTTACCAAAATAACCATGTATCCTGATAAGGATAGTTTTCCAGATATTGACCAATGTGATCAAGCCAAGCTGCAAATAGAAAAACAAACTGGGCAAAAAATCCTATGGGTTAATGCTCGTAACAAAAATTATCTAGCATTTGCTGTAGCAGAACTGGTTTTAGATAATGGCGAACCCATGCTTTGGGGTCGTCACTATCAAAGCGTTCCCAAAAACCTAATAGGCAGTTGGGGTAATAATGAAACTCCCGGCACTTGGCATTTGCAAACTCGCAGTGCCAAGAAAATGAAAACTGGACTAACACCTCAAGATTTGATAGGTAGTGAACAGGCATTTGCAAACACTGCACAACTACTAGATTGGATTGAAAGTCGCGGTGCTAATGAAGAAATCATGGCAGGACTACGTCAGCTAGCTCAAGGTCAAATGCCGGTATTTGAGAATCAAGCAGAAAATCTTGAAGCTATTAGAGACTACCTTGGTGAAATCATGCAGCCTATTGCACTTTGGCAGGGAATGATCGGAGGCGATGCTGACTTGGCCAGACGTGAAGTGCTACGGGCACCTTGGAAGTCATGTCAAGTTCAATGGCCTCAAGGAAAAAACAACAACTTGGTAGACAGCAACTTTGTGAGCAAAAAAGGTGCTGTGCTGGGAATCAGCAGCAAAGGTGCCAGAGGGGCCAATGCAAGCAGTGCAAATATTTGGTCAGCTATTGTGAAAGCACAGCAAAACAATCGCAGTGATTTGCTAGAAGAACATGCTGACATGATTGATATCATGCAAGTTATTAATGACAACTCTGCTGAAGAAGGACCCCTGGCGTTGGCTTTGCGTTTTGAGCTGATAACAACCAAACTAGCAAATGAAATTCGCTCAGTGGTGCAAAAAGACCTAACTGAGTCCAGCAAGCTATCTAAAGCAGCACAAGCTTTGTTTAATGAATATGGCAGTAAACAAGACGTACCAGGATTCAAAGTAGGTTATGTTTTGATTGCCAATGTGGCAAAAAATGTAAGTAAACATATCAATCTGATTCCATCGTTTGGTGAAGGTTGCTTGGCATTTTTAAACCAAGCTAGTATTTTGCAAGTTTATACACAAGCTCGTGTTCAAGGTAATAATGTTGCTGTAACTGGATTTTCTGCCATATATCCACCAGAATATAATGGCACGGTATATCTTGATGCAGGCAAAAGCTATTTCAGCAGCAGAATATCAGGTAAAATCAGTTTCAAATACAAGCCATTCAAATCTTCATAAATATTTGAAACTAGGAGTATGCAATGGCAAAACTGAGTTTATGGCGCGGATTAGGCACCAAAACTCTTGACTACAAGTTTACTGACAAAATAATAGCTCAACAGTACCAAGTTGGTGGAGTGGAGTTTTATTTACATAAGTATCTGGGTCCCAACCCCAATGTTGCGGTTACAGACACCACTGTGAACCTAGATTTCACTGGTTCAGATGCCAGTAATCTTACCATTCAAGACGTGCTAAACATGGAAATACGAGATCGTAGTTACGATCCCGACGTTTACAGTATTCGCGGACATTATGTTGTTAGTGATCAAGAATTTGATTTAAGACAGTTTGGATTGTTTCTCAGTAACGAAACACTTTTTATTACCTTTCACATGAACACCATGGTTGATTTGGTGGGACGCCGTATCACAGCTGGTGATGTTTTAGAGATCTTGAATCAACGTGATGATTTAGTAGAAGGCAGTGTTGCAGCCATAAGCAAGTATTATGTGGTGGAAGAAGGCACTCGCCCAGCAGAAGGTTATGCACCCAGCTGGTGGCCACATCTTTGGCGCATCAAGTGCAATCCCATGAAGGACACACAAGAGTTCAAGGATATATTAGATAAACCGCTTTTGGATAGCTTGGGCAACCCTGTCTTAGATAACAGTGGAAACACTCTCACCGTGGGTGATGTGGTAAGCACACGTACGGCTGAGCTGGAAATAAATGACGCTATTTTGGAACTTGCTGAACAAAAAGTGCCGTTCCGTAATCTTCAAGGAGCACAGTTTTATGTTTTACAAGGCGATTTAGACAAACCAGTTACTATTTGGGCTGGAGATGGTATTCCTCCCAACCAAAGCAAGCCTGTTGCCAGTGGAACTAGTTGGCCTGCAACTCCTCATGACGGTGATTACTTTCTTAGAACCGACTGGAGTCCAGCTATTTTGTTTACCTGGCAAGCAAATCGCTGGCGTAGAACAGAAGCCAACTGGCGTGCACCTTGGTTGCCAGCAAACCGCTTGCTAGCAACATTCATCAACAACGACAATATAACTAATTTGCAGGATGGTACAACCATTACACAAAAGCAGCCGCTTAACGAAGCTATACCTCCTAAACTTGATCCAGACATTATATAAAAAGGACCCTGGAATGATTACAAAAGAACAACTGCAACAATGCTTTCCCAAAACCTCAATGGAAACTTGGTATGAACCTTTTGTGCAAGCAGCAACTCGTTGGGAAATAAACACTCCACATCGTATTGCAGCATTTCTAGCACAAACTGGTCATGAAAGTGCTGATTGGAAAATACTAGAAGAAAACCTAAACTACAGCGGTGAACGTCTGCGTGTGGTATTTCCAAAATATTTTAGCAGTGAGGCACAAGCACAACAGTATCATCGTCAACCACAAAAAATAGCTAACAGAGTTTATGGCGGACGCATGGGCAATGGTCCAGAAGAATCAGGCGAAGGGTTTAGATTTCGCGGACGTGGATTAATTCAGCTAACAGGCAAAAGCAACTATACTCGTTGCAGTCAAACAGTGTTTAGTGATGAAAGCCTGCTTGATGATCCCGACTTCCTTGTTACTCCCGACGGTGCCCTAGCCAGTGCTTGTTGGTTCTGGACAGCAAACAACTGCAATCCAGTAGCTGATAAACAAGATCATGTGAAACTGACCAAAATAATAAACGGTGGCACACATGGTTTAGATGATAGAATAGCTCGTTACAATCGTTATTTGGCAATAATTTCATAAAAGCATGGATCATTTTTACAGCGGACAACTACGCAACTATCGCATGCAGATTATTCGTGCATTTAGCAACTTCTCTGTGAAATATGGAGACGGCACGTTGCGTCGTGTCCCCTGTAGATATGGCGATCCCAGCCGCATAGCTGAAAATGTTGTGCGCGGCGGCAGTGAAAACAAGCTACTCAGTTGCCCTTTTATAACAGTGTTCATTCGTGACATTGCCATGAATAGCACTCGCCGCCAAGATCCCACTTTGGTAGACACTGTGCAAGTTAACGAACGAAACTACAACACTGAAACACAACGATACGGTAATGATGTAGGCAACAGATATACTGTTCAACGTTACATGCCAGTGCCTTATGATTTGACAGTTCAAGTGGATATTTGGACCAATAACTTGGACAGCAAAGAGCAGCTTGCTGAA